AACATATTTGTATAACTATGATTGCGAGCAAAGTTGCTTGCATTTGAAACTCTATCTCGTACAGCAAGTTCAGTAAACCAAAATGCCATAACGCAGTCTGTCTTTTGACTTCTTGGTGCTTCTGGGTACCAAGTAATCAGTTGCTCAATAAGAGCCTTTAATCCTTCGGACTGATGTGTTGATGGGAACTCAATAAGGTTTAATCCTTCTTCCCAACCATGAAACAAAGTAGTAAGGGATGCGACACCGAAATCTGTATCCCATTTATTGTTTCCAGTATGGTGTTCCTTGAGTATCGCACCCCTCGCTTGTAGGTATTCTCGTACCTCACGGTCCTGAGTTAACATCGCTTGAAATGCATTTTTTTCAACACGCCACTCAGAAACTGAATATTTATCAGTCCAGTCTTTAATCAATTCTCTAATCTCATCAGGTTTCATGCCTTGTTTGTTTGACACATCCAGCACATATCTTTTTTGAGTAGCAACATCCACACCAATACAAACAGCAGCGGTATGCCCAGCCATGGCGGGGTCAAGCCCAGCAACCACAATAAGCCCATCCATCCCAGCAACTCTGTTGCCAGCCTTATTCTTGGGGATGATGCCGATATTTCTAGCGCCGTTAATAACGCCTTTAACCGCATCCTGTGGGAAAGCGCTATCTTCATGAACTTGTTGTTGCTGATAAACCATTGCCCACAAGTTGGGTGACATGCGAGAGCGTTTACGATTAAGCGCCGTGCCTGTCCACTTGTCGTACAAACCCTTATCATCTGGCACGCCATTGCCAGACACTGGGGGCATATTCGTCTTTGCCCAAAGAGTAACCCAATCATTAGGGTCATCGGCAAACTCCAATACCGCAGGTTGAGCAAAGTAAGTCCAAGGAGAAGTTTCATCGGGGTATCGCATCGGGTCACGAAGTTCTGAATATAAATCTTTAGGGCGTAATCTTGTGCCCACTACCAGTAACTTTCCGCCATCGTTGTCAATACGGGACATAACTTCTGATTGAATCCAGTCAATCTGTTTTTCATATTCATGGGCGTTGGTATGGTCAACACAGTCATCCATGATGATTAGGTCAGCACGAGCACCGTAGATATGTCCACGAATACCAATAGCCTGAACCGTTGGGTCTTTTTCACCAGAGTCACGAGCATCTGATGATAGGTAAATGAGGTCCTGCTTCCACGAATCAGAGTTCTTTTCAAATCCGCCTGGAGGTCCAAAGGCGAGGTGTAAGTCCTGATAACGAGGATGGGTGAGTCTGTTCTTTATGGAGAGCAGGAACTTTTGCGCCATAGCCTGAGTTTTAGAAACAACCATTATGCGGATGTTAGGGTTCTGGCAAATCCGATACACGGCATAGTTGACTGTAATAGTCGTAGACTTGGCGTGTTCTGGGGGAGTATTAACGATGAGTAGGTCTTTATCGCCTGGCTCGTAAATGATTGAAGGGTGAACATCCGTAGGTATTCTGGACTCTAGTAAATCAATCCAATGGCGTTGATGTTCAAATACTTGTACCCCTAGATATTTTTCCGAGAACTCAGGAAATGGGGGTACTTCTTCGGTCGGACCGCCTATTTCACCTCTAGCGGTCAATGCACGCAGTTTGTCTATGCCTAGGGCAAAGTCAGGGTCTGTCTTGCGGTAATACTCATAAGTCTTGACACTTCTGCCTACGGCATCCATGGCTTTTTGGACCGAGTAGCCCTGCATTAAAAAATCAATAATTTGCTTCTTGATGGCATCCGACTTATGGGATGCAGCAGTAGTTCTTTTTCTTTCCATAGGCGTAGTAGCAATGCGACATTAAGGGAGCATTGCAGTTAATCCTTTCCTAACCGTAGGCTGTAGCCCCAAGGCGGAAGCCGAAGGTTAGGGCAATTACTAGGGAGGCTGCCTAAGGGCAGCCAGTGTGCTTTGCCGTAGGGCACATATTGTTTTGCCCTACATATACTATTAGGTGTCCAAAGGACACTTATTGGACACTTTATTTGTAACTTTTTTATTTCTTTGCTACTGACCGCTATAACCGCAGGTCAGAGCCTGTTTTGACCCCAGGGCTATCAAAGTTATGTGGCTGTATACACAGACACACAGACACACAGATATTTAAAAACCTGGGGTCAAACTTTGCAGCCTGCTTTGCTCAGTTTAAACGCTTGCTCGCATTGCATGCTGGCAGTGCAGCGCTAGGGCTGGCGAGCACTGGCTGCTGGCTTGGCGCTGACTCGCTCGGCGCATCAATAGCGCCCCGACCCAGCAACGCAACGCATGCATAAGTAATTGAACTTTCAACTATTTAACTTTCAACTACTTTCAGCGTGCATGCATCGCCACGCTTGGCATCTCACTATGCGAGATTCTCAGCAATGGCATCGTAAGTTACTCGCTGGTAACTCTCTAAAGTCAGTTGTTTAATATCACTTTAGAGCATCGCAACATTTCAACATCGCTAAAGTCAGCCAAAATCAATGGTTTTAGAGCCTTACTCGTTAGTAACTTATTTTTTTATACTCATCGCAGCATCATCAATCGGAGGCAATCGCATCAACATCAACATCGGCAAAGTGCCCTAAAGTCAGTTAAAATCAATGGTTTCAGAGATGCTTGACTTTAAATCTCAATCCATTAAACTGATGCCAGTGGAACAATCCACTACCGACTGGAAAGGTTTAAACATCATGAGAAATCGTGAACAGTGGCTCGCAGCGTTTGCTAACCAAGCACGCCGACCAATCGCATCAACTATCCAAGGAGGAGGAGACGAGGAGGCAGCAATTCGCCTCTCCTGTGGCTTCCCTCCAAAGGTAGGTCGCAAGGCTGCAATCGCTGCAATCGTGCCACCAACCGCCTCACAGGACTTTACCGCCGAGGTATTTATCGCCCCAACCGTTGACTCAGCCTCCGAGGTTGCCAAGGCAATCATCCCATTGCTCCGAGTCGCTCAAAGTGGCAACTGGCGCTCAGCAGCGCCAAGCGTTGCTCAACCGTTGACCGACCTGCCAGTTTGGGCAGAATCAATCTTGCAGAATCTCGGCGAATATCCACACGCCAAGATTGAAATTGCTGCTGCTGCAAAGCAGACAACTCGCCTCATCAAAGTTGCTTGTTTAAACGACAACTACATCGCTCGCGTTTCTCGCTCAACCCTTGAGAATCTCGGCGCTCCAATCTGCCCTGCATGCCGTTTAAACCTAGTGGAGGCATAAGTCATGACTACTTTCGGACTTGAGTTCGAGGTCGCAGGCATCTCGACATCAGCAGCATCAGCAGCGCTCAATCGCGGAGGCATCCGCTGCATCGAGCCTAACCGCCAACATCAGACTCACGAGGACTGGTCATCGGTATATGACGGCTCAGTTCGCGGAGCCGAGGTCGTATCTCCAATCCTTGACGAGGTGCGTTTAAACGAGGCTTCAACCGTTGCTCGCCTGCTTCTCGGAGCAGGTGGCAAGGTTGACCGCACAACTGGCTACCATGTCCACATCGGCGCTCAAGGCTTGAGCCACGACAACATCGCGCAATTCTACATCAACTGGAATCTGCTCCATGATGCAATCGGCGTGCTCGTTGCCCCAAGCCGTTTAAACAACTCGTACTGCAAAGCGGTCAGTCGTGAACATGCAGAAACCAACGCCGAGCGCATCCGCAACGGCAACATCTCAGACTTTCGAGGTGACCGTTACCAATCGTTCAACCTTGAATCTTTCCAACGCCATGGCACGCTGGAAATCCGCCTACACCAAGGCACACTCAACGGAGCCAAAGCCGTTGCATGGGCAAAGTTCATTGATGCGTTTAAACAACTCAGTGAATCCAAAGTGTTCGGTGACATCGCCGACCTAGGCATCGGCACCAATCTCCAACGCTGCAACAATCTGCTCAGCGTGCTGGTCATCCAAAGCAACCTTGACCTCAAGACCGCCGAGTACCTCAAGGACAGGGCTGCATCCCTCAACGGATAGCAGCAGGCAGCCTGCCCCAAGTGGGCAAGCGAGGGAGCGTTACCCTCGGCAGGCACTGGTAACCAAAGGTTACCTAAGGTACCAAGGTGGTACCTGTTTAAACGGAAGGACTGGAATCATGAACGGAATCAATTACTGGTCAATCATTGATGGTCGCGTAGTTTTATTGGCGCTCATTACATTGGTTGCAATTAGATTGGCTCGTAAATCATGAGTTCAACTTTTGAGCGCAGGCTTGAGGCTATCTTGTGGAAAGCAAACTACGATGACCTCGGCAACTGCAAACATTGTGGCTCATGGTTTTATTCACCATGCTTACCAAACTGTAAGGCTATTGAGCCTGACTGTTTAAACACTGCATCAGTAACCTGTGGCGACTGCTTACGGAGTGACTGTGCAGGGTGTGATACAATTAACTAACAACAACTAACAGACTGGAGAAATAAATTATGTGTGGAATCGCAGGCTTCTGCCTAAACCCAAAGCACAATCAGAATCAGACAGACCTAGCAGCACAGATGCTGCTGGACATTGAACATCGTGGCTACCACGCAACTGGTGCTGCATGGATTAACCCAAAGACTGGCAATCGTGTAATCACTAAAGCGCCAGTGGCTGCAACCAAGTTCATCAAGACAGATGCAGGCAAGCGCCTATGTTTAAACGCTACTGCTGCTATCTTGCACACTCGTTGGGCAACTCAGGGTTCGCCAACTATCAACGACAACAACCACCCAATTCCTCGTGGCAAGATTGTGCTCACACACAACGGTCACATCAGCAACGATGACCAACTGTTTAAACAACTCAAGGTCAAGCGCCATGGTCAGGTGGATAGCGAGGCAGTCGCTGCACTTATCGCCTTTACATCAGCGCCTATTGCCGAGGTACTCTCTCGTGTACAGGGCACCGCTGCCTTGGCTTGGATTGAACAGGGCAAGGGCAACATCCTGCATCTTGCTCGTGTCAACTCATCGCCATTGTGGATTGGTCAGACTGGCACAGGTTCCCTTGTCTACGGTTCAACCGAGGAAACTATTGAGAACGCAGCAGTAATGCTAGACTCAGACCTAGACTGGTCATACTCAGCCAACGAGGGTGAATACTTCAAGGTTAAGAACGGCAAGATTGTGGAGCATCAGAACTTCACACCGTTTAAACAAGTATACGCCAACAACTGGCGCAAGTATTCAACCTACACAAAGTGGGATGATGAGTACAGTGAGCATGCTGGTTACTACGACACACATCTATTCTAAGATTCGGCTGATACCTCACCTGCATCACCGATAAGACAAGCCCCCGCTTCGGCGGGGGTTTTTCTTTTGTCTGGAATCTGGATGGATTTAAATGTTTAAACAGTGGACACTACTACCTGGCTGTCTGGTGGCACAGCGTGTTTAAACAGTGGATGATTAGCACTCTACCTGTGGGACTGCTAATTGTCAAGCGTTTAAACAACAGACTTGACTGGTCTGGTAAGATTAGTTTTATCAACGCTCGTTGATAAAACCTTAAAGATACACACTCTTGTTTAAACAAAAAAACTTTTTTAATTCTGTACAAAATTGCTTGACTTATGTACAAAACATCGGCATCCTTAGTCATGTAGCAACTGGGCTACACAGAACAAAGGACTGGTATGTATCTAGGAACAGGCGACATCATCGCCACACTTATCGCACTATTGGGTGCGCTCACAGTGGTGGGCTTGGCTATCAAGGAAAACATCCGACTCAACAGTGAGAACGCATGGCTACGCCAACGCAACAAACAACTCAAGCAACTGGTGAACCATGAGTGAGTTAGAAATCTTACGGGCTGAATACAAAAGGGCAGCAGAGAATCCACTATTCGATGACCCTAAATTGTATTGCGTTTTACTTGACTTAATTCAAAATCGTATTGACGAAATCGAGGCACGCTATGCAAACTTCTAAGCCAACAACTTACAACGGTTGGAGAAACTACGACACATGGAACATCGCGTTGTGGATTAACAATGACTACGCCTTGTATCTATCCGCCACCCTATTCATGAAGGATTACAAAGGCGCTATGCCTTATCGTGAGTGGGTAAAGATTGCAGGATTAAGGGATGAGAAAACTCTTGACGGCTGCAAGTTTATCTCGGACAAAGTTTCTTACTCGGAACTAAACAACATGATGAAAGCGTTGGTACTTTAATGGCTCGACTCATTTGGAAAGCAGAAGTTACGGATGCAATGATTACTCATTTAAACGATGAGGAACGCAAAACATTTATCAATCGCCTTAGCGATGCGGTAAACCAACTCGGTCAACTATACAAGGTGGGCAGAGAATACGAGAACGGCGAACTAAAGGAGAATAACTATGCCTAAAGGTGCAGTGCTATACACAGATGGAACATACGAGGAGAAGGAGTTTAAACAACTCTCTGACATGCAAGCAGCAGTGGATGGATTGATTGAACCCATCGGCATGCATGATTACTATGGTGCTGGCGTATGCCAAGGTTATGTAAACGAGGAGGGATTGCTCAAACAACTACCTCTCAACTCGGTAGCCAGTGCGCTCTCGTTCATGTTCGGCAACTCGCCTACGATTGTGGGTAACATGATTGTCTTGGGCTTAACCGATAGCCATGGCAATGACACCGACATCCCTGCTGACATACTTACTTTCATTAGCCGAGTGTGTGGTAACCGTGCGAAACTGGAGGCTGAGTATGTTTAAACGCATCCACCCGCATGCCCGACTGTGGATGGCAACAACTCTTGTACTTGGAATCTTTCTCGTGTTTAATCCACGAGTGCAGATGGTTGCACATCCACCGCAAGGTACGCTTATTGCTTACTATCACAACGATTACCAACGCTTCGCAGTGGAGCAACTAATCAAGCAGGATAAGATTGAACAGTACCCATGCCTCTATGAATTGTGGATGCGTGAGTCAAACTGGCGACCACAATCACACAACAATCGTGGTGGTGCACATGGAATCGCACAACTCAAACCTGAAACATGGAAACTTATTGGCATACATCAAACTGATGATGGGTATACACAGGTAATCGCTGGGTTGCGCTACATAGACAGGCACTACGGCAAGACTGGTGGTATCTGCAAGGCGTACGCTCATCACTTGGCAGTGGGGTGGTACTAATGGAAATCAAACATCACAAAGTAATAGAAAAGAAAGAGGTTCGTAACCGAGGTAAAGATTTCCATGCGTTTAAACTACGGTGGAATCGTAGGCTTACCGAGGAGGCTGCATGTAAAGGGTTAGATGTTGAATTGTTTTACCCTGACAAAGACATCTTTACCCCCGATGAGGAAAAGGTATTCGCTCGCATGTGTGTGGAGTGTCCAGTCATGGAGATGTGCCTAGAGTGGGGGCTAGTCCATGAACGCAGTGGTGTGTGGGGTGGAACTACCCCATTTCGTAGGAACGCAGCAAGAAAAGCCCTCAACTTGCAGGTGTCTGACCCACGAGGCATGAACATGTGATAGGTTGTACTCATTGGGCATCTCCTATGTGAAGGGGAAGCATGTAGTAGGTGCCCATACAAAAGCCCCCTTGCGGATTCCAGTCTTTGCGAGGGGGCTTCTGTATTTTACAAACTTAATTCTTTAGCAAGCATCTCACAATCAGCAAACAAATCATCAAGCGTTCCATCGTTATAGATAACATGTTTAAACATAAAGTTATCCATCGCATGTTCACTCTTGTGTCCATTAACTGGTGCATGATTGTGTCTATTGATACGCCACACATCACCGCCCCTTTGTTGAATAGCCCTTGCTTCATTAGGAAAGCGCACATCGGAGAACACTACTCGTTGGTATTCTTCTGCTCGTTTAAACGCTTGGTCAATCCAAAAGTTTTCACCAAAAAGATTACGACCTACCTCAGTACCAAACACTTGAAGTAATCTGCGTACCTCAGTGTTAGCCTTGGCTACATCCCAACCATACTCATCCACTAAATCAACAACACGATTGCCACCTTCAACTATTGGGTTGAGCGTATAGATAGCATCACGCATGGGTAATGCAAAAGATATACGCTTGAATCCATAGTTTAAACACAACAGTTCTGCAACTGTATCTTTACCTGACTGTGCATATCCACTCAAACCAATAATCATTTCTTTATGTATCCAATCTGCTTGCGTTTAAACCAAGCAATCTTGTCACCCAATGTGTACATGTAATAACCCAAATCATTTAACAACAAACCAACACCAATTAGTGGTAAACCTATCCAGTTCCATGGCTTCATGCGTTGGTACTTAGACTTAATCATTGTCGGGTTTCCTGTATCTACGATTGTTCCATTGGGGCTGTTCCCCACCTAACCTATCTTGTAACTTGGTAAGTGCACGAGACACACGCTTACGCAGTGCCTCCTCACTTACGGAGTATTCAATAGCGAGCGCATCAAAGTCTGTGCCACCGCCATCAAATCTGCGTTGAAGAAGGAGTTTATCTTGCTCGTTTAAACGCTCAAGCGCACCGCTTACATCAGATAACATTGCTTCACGATTCATACCTTCGCTTGGCTTGCTGCTCTTACTAATAAACTCACCATCACTTGGCGTTGCTGATGATACCCACTGGTCATAACGCCACACATCTTTCAGTAACTCTTGTAGCACCTCATGTGTATAGTAGAAAGCATCAGACGGTGAGGATTTACTCTTGTATGCACGCTCCTTAGCAGCAAACTTTTGTGACTCATTGTTAAATGTACGGCGCAGTTTAAACACCAACGATTCTTGTCCTTCCCACTCCTCAATCTTGTGCCAGTGTTCTACTGCCCAAAGACTTAAGTGTTGGAACACATCATCAGATGACACGAGGTTGCGGTGTATCCGCACGCATCGCGTTGCTGAGATTCGGGCTACCTTGTATATGGTTTCCCAAAGTTCCTCACTCTGTTGGTTCATTTTTTAATTTCCTCATCGCCATTAACAAATCATCTACTGTTATCAAGTAACCCTTGCTCTTGTTCGGGGGTATTTCGCAAGTAATCTCACGACCAAACTCTTTGATTGCATACAACACATGGTTGGTAGGCACCATGAGTACGCCTTTCTCTAACACAAACGCCCAGTATGCAGCCTCTGTAACCATGATGCCCGATGGCTCCCATGATTTAGACTTCATAAACCAACACTCAACTTCTATGTATAGGTTGTTAGTAACCCACCATTTTCTATCTCTCTTGACTTCAACTGTCTTGCCTTCGGTTAGTAATTCCTCTACTAACTTCTCACCTTTCCTGCCGTATCCAAAATCCAAATCAAATGATGAGTTCTTTACCATGTTTAAACACCCGCTCGCTTACGCAAGCCGTCTGCTCCTTCTGCTAGGTAGACATCGTTAACATCCTGACCCTCAGGCATGAACACAGGGAATACATTGTCTAGTTCTCTGCTTAAATGCTTAGCCATTTCACGCCCTGCGTTGTCACCATCGCAAAGCAAAATAACCTTTGACCAGTCAGCAAGTACACGAGTGTAAAAAGATTTCCAGTTGTTAGCCCCTGGCAATCCCACTGCATTGAAGCCTGCTTGTGTTGCAACTACTGTGTCTAACTCACCTTCGCAGATAGCAAGGATGTCTGAATCATTACTCAATGCATTAATGTTAAAGATGTGAGTCGTAGCCCCTGGTCTGCTCATGTACTTCGGACCATTATCTGCGTTTAAACTACGAAAGCGTATGTCAATTACGCCTGACGGTGTAAGATATGGGATTGCTAACTTACCAATGTATGGTTCGTGTCCAATCTCAGGCTCTCTTACGAAGCCGAGGCGAAATGTACGAGCGGTCTGTTCTGTGATACCTCTGCTCGTCAGATACGGAAGTATCTCCGTTAGGTTTCTTTCGTAGTTCTCCGTTGCTCTCGCCAGTAATTCTCTCTGCGATTTGCTTAGCCTCATTAAATGCAACTCCTTCTCGTTTCATTATCAGTGAATACACATCACCAGCCATCTCACAACCAAAGCAACGGAAGCCACCGTTGTCTATGTTTAAACGGGCTGACTTAACTCTATCACCATGGAAGGCGCAGCGCAGTGTGAACCATCCATGCCTACCATGTGGTATCTCAAATCCGTAATGCTCAAGGACTTTAACAATGTCATGCTTAGAGTTTTGCAAGGATGTCACCTAGCCTTTGCACAACATAGGCATCCTCAATTCCTTTGTTAGATGCCTTAATAATTACCAATGGTGTAGGTGTTACCTTCATGTTCTTGGACTTACGATAGTTCTCTGCTTCAACATACGCTTCACGCAACCAACCCGATAGGTCTACCTTGCCATCACGCCGTGGTGCCTTGGCTTCAATCACATAAATGTCGTTGGTTGTTGGTAGGTACACATCGCCAATGTCATTACGACCAGCACGAGGTAAGCGTTGAGCGTTTAAACCCTGCTGCATAAACCAATCAGCAAGGTCAATCTCAAAGGCTGCACCTCTGCGTTTGTTACTCGCTTGTTGTGTTACCACGCCGAGCCTCCGCTTCTACCTGTGCAAGTACGCGCTGTTCCTCTGCATTTTTTTGTGCAAGAAACTCATTGGTTTTCTCCTTTGTCTGCCTTTCCGCTGCAGCAGCAGCCTGCCAGTACAATGCATAATAATTCTCATCGTAGGCAAACCGCTTCATGTGCTTAACAACTGCACCAGTGTGTGCATACACATCAACGCCAGCCTTCTTAAGATTGCGGAAGAATACGATGTCCTCACCAACAAAATGTTCGCCAAGGTTTTCCTGTTCAGCAAACACTGAATAGTCAGGCGATACAACACGCAACTTGGGTACCACGCTGCGATGCATAAGCGTTAAACCTAAGCCAGCACAGTCAACCTTTACTATCTCACCCTTAGGTAAAGGGTGGATGTATTTGATGTTGAACTCGTTACCTGTTTCGTTAAACAAAGCAGGCATAGGCTGCATCAATGATGACTCCATTTGCTTAGAGATAAAGTAAACGCCACTGACTACTGGCTTAGTGTTCTTGTCTGCTGTTTTCCATAGCATCTCAAGTACATCAAGGGTAAGCACAATGTCTGAGTCAACCCATAACAACCAGTCTGTTTTGATATTGTCATACCACATATCAAGCAACGCTTGGCGTTGTCTGCCAATCTGATTACCTTGTACACGAAGGGCATTGTTCACTGCTAACTTGCGAGTTGGTGCAGTAATAGTGGTATACATAATGCCTTCGGCAAACTTGCCGTCAACCATACCGTTGTCGCACCAACCAATGGATAATGTTTCGTTACTGCTGTGTGCCATGGAACTCCTTTTCTGATTCATCAAGAACCTGGAGAGCGTTCTCTCCCATTTGTTTAAACGAGTTAGACATGTTAGCCAACTGTTCTGCTATCTCTTTGGTGCACTCAAACCCATGGTCATCGTTTAAATGTTCTGCTAACTGTGTTACATAGTCAGCAAACTGCATTGACTCTAACCAAATCTGATGTGGGTCATAAATCTTTTTAGCAACATCCTCCATCCGTTCAAGGACTTGAGGTATTTCAGTCTTGAGTGCTTCCTTTATCTCCGCTGGTAGATTCAATTTCTCCACCATCTGCTCCATTTGTTGAGGAGTTATTGATAGAGCCAGTCCTAATGTATTCGTCATACTCTGACTCTGTGATGTCTTTGAACTGACCAGTTTCTTTATTTTGCCAAACAAGTGCCCTCCAACCAACGGTGTATACAAGTGTCTTAGGCTTAGCAATCATTAACTGAGCCTTGATGTCAATGTTGAGAGGTGCTGTTTCAACTGCAATCTCGTCTTTGACTTTTGATGCTAAGATTTCTCCTGCATTTTCAACTACTGTAAGTTCCCACTTACTCATGTGTTCTCCTAAATTAACTGCATTGGTTCGTATGAAATAACATCATTGATTTGCATTGATGCTGGTTCATACGATAACCACACTGGTGTACCACCAGTTGCATCTGCTGGACCGTATCGGTTCTTAACTGCACAGACTCCCATTGTAGAAATCTGATTATGTACGGTAAGAATTAAACTCGGAGTCTGCGCCACCTTTCCATGCAGCGCTTTCTGTGGAGGACATGGATTTCCTGGCACGCCTTCGCTAGTGTGATGACACACAACTACCGCTGCTCCAGTTTCTCTAGCCCACCACTTGAGTTCTTTCATCAAGGTACGCAATCCGCCCCACTCATCTTGTGAATCCATCGTTACATCTACTGCGTTATCTAATACGATTAAACGCACATCCTCACCTAATCGCTCACGAGCAGCAAGGACTGCATCCTCAATGTCTTTAAGCGTAGGTGATGAATCAAACTCCCACATGATGTGGTCAGCAGGCTTAAGCATTTGTGCTGCCCAATCTCTATCTGCTTCCATCAATGGCTCAACATCTTGTTGTTGTTTACCTGTAAGTAATGCAAGTAGACGAAGGCTCATAGTGTGTGAGTGTGTATCTGCTGAGATGTAAAGAGTTGGAACTTTTGCACGGACTGCCAAGGACAGAGCAAGCGTTGACTTGCCTGCCCCTGGCGGTCCAGCAATCATGCTTACCTCGCCGTAACGGATTGCTATTTGTTGAGCAGCAAGTGATTGCCACACAACAGGAAGCGTGGCACCACCTTGTGATGCTGTCTTAATAGCACGGCTGAGTAGGCGCATTTGTTATGCAGGTACCTTGTTGTTACAAGCCTGTCCCTGAGGTTGTGGGCAAGCATAGAAGCCCTTGTATGGGCGACCAGTTGCCTTAGCGATACCTGCTGGTACCAAACGCATTGGTCCTGCACCGCATGTGCATTGTGGTGCACCTGCACCTGCTGGCTTATAGCCTGCTGGTGCTTGTGATACTACCTGTGCATTAGGAAATGCTGCAGCGATTGCTGCTGGCACTGCTGGCGCTGCTTGTGCTGGTACTGCCATGCCTTCTACTGTCTGCTCAAGGTCAATCAATGCAGCCATGCGCTGAGTAATTGCATCTAGCAAACCATCTAGTTCAATGGCATCGTTAGCACGAAGGTTAATCAACATGCCGTCTTTCTTTGTCTTAAAGTTAATCTGAATTGCTGCTTCGGTGGTGCTCATTTGTTTTCTCCTATAAGTATTTCAGGGTAGAGGTGAGAGTCTTTACCGCCAACTGCATAGCACGCACTGTTAACAGAGCATGTGCCACACATAAATCCTACTGATGGGATAAAGATTTTATTTTCCATGGCTATCTCAAAGCCCTTAGCCCAACTTCCAAGGCGTGCCTCGGTGTATCGGTCAAGGTTCGCTGGCTGGGTAAGTTCCCCAGTGCGTGCCATAAAGTATGAGCCAAGTGCAGGGCGAACACCAAAGGTTTTCTCCACAAGAATTGCGTAGATACCAAGTTGAGTAAGCGAGGCAGGTTCCTTAGAACTTGTTTTAATATCCACGATTACTAACTCACCAGTCGGTGCAACCATCAATCGGTCAAGGAACGCCTTGATAGGCACGCCTCCAACCTCTTGATTAAGTTCTGTTTCAATGGCTTGCTCACCAGTGGGTGTTTCCCACATGGTCCAGCCACTGTCTTGTCGGAACTGTGTCCAATAATCAACCATCCTTGGTCCAGCCTCAAGCCACCAAGTTGAATCCTCTTTGTTGGGATACGCCTTAGTAGCCCTTCCACCTGCACGCCACTCCATGCCATTGTCGGCTTCTTTGTAGTTGCGCTCCCATGCCTCAGTGAAGGCAGCGGTAGGGTCAAAGGTTTTATCTGTGCCATGGTATAGACGGTCATAAAGTTCAGTGCTTTCGTGCACTGCTTTACCACCTGCTAACCAGTATGATGGTTGTTCAGGGACACGCTGGATTCGTGATAGGTAGAACTGCCAACCACAACTAAGCCATGTGTTAAGCGCAGAGTGGCTGACATAATTCTTGCCTGTTACTTGTTCAAGTGTCATGTATCTTCCTTTCAATAGAGGAGATTACTACACAAAGTCTACTCTATTGTGCGACACGCCGAGGCTTAATTACACACATGTAGTTTAAATTATGACTACACTCCTGTTCGTGCAGCGAAAGGGTGTAATAGCGAGGCTCCTCAAGAGCCGAGCGAAGCCACCCATAGTTAACCTGCGTGGTATTCCCTCAAGTGTGTGCCTTAATTGTGGGCATCTTGTCTTTCAAGTTGGCTGCATGTTTGAAGATAACAACATAAGCCTATGGTTTACCGATGCTAAGTGTGCTGACTGTGGAGCACTGGTAACCGTACCTACACCAGCGGATGATAATGAAACTAATTCTGATTTTGATTGTGCTTAGTGAGCACTACTTGTTGTACAAGATTTCGTACAATTTAGGCGTAAAGCGTGAACAACAAGCCAGACTGCGCCGTTTAAACACATTAAGAAAGTTGCTTGCTACTCGTGAGTAGTTATGACTACCGCTGCCCTAAGTGTGGCGTTGTCTTTACAGTGCAGCGTTCTATACATGCAGAGGCTGATACTCCTATGTGTAGTGGCAACTGCAATACATTGATGGAAAGAATCTGGACTGCACCGCCAGTGAAGTTTAATACTGGTGGCTTCTACTCAACAGGCGGATAAAGCAAAAAAGCCCCCCGCATTTAAGCGAGGGGCTATTCTGTTTAAACTTGCTATGCCTTCTTTGGGAAAGAATCTTTTGGATTTGCCCAACGCATAACGATTGGGATAATGGCTGCTACACCTGCAGCAAGGAAGTCTTTAGGTTCTGTCTTACCTAGTGTGTAGGCTGTGACTGCGCCAGTGATGAAAGCACGAAGGTATGTACCACCGATGCTTGTTAGTTGTTCTTTGAGTTTTGCACTCATTACTTACTCCATTTCGGTCTGCCAAAGCCCACGATGTAAGGCGTGAGTTTGCGCTTATTGTTTTTCTTATAGGCACGGATACGCTCCGCCACTTCACCACCATTGGCTTGTGAACCTTTGGCTTTTTTTTCAGGGCTAGTGTTGCCTTCATAGGTTGTAACAGTGCCATCAAGATTATCCTTAACGACAATACCTACATGCTCTACAGGTGCACCACCT